GCTATAATAGGTGGTTTTGCTGTTCTATTAGTTGGTGTTTGGATAAATAGAGCAAATGCAGATATAACAACACAACCAAAAACTTTTATTATGAGAGAAGAACCCATTGAAGATTAAAGTATTATTTATATTTTTGTTTTTTATACCTCTTACAACTTTAGAGAGTAAGCCTTACACATACCAACAAAAGGTTAATCAAGGTATAATAAAAGAACCTAAATATACTATGTGCCTAAGAAAAAAGATGATTGCTTATAAAGGTGGATTAGCTTGCATATATCAAGGAGCAGGAAAAACATTTGAAATGGAATTTACAGATGTTCAAATTGGATGTCCTCGAAAATATAAATGTGTTTATAATCCCAACAGTAAAGAGCCAAGCATTGATGATGTTATGAAAAGTTTAAGGGATATAGCAAAATGACTAGCTGTGTAGGTATTTGTAAGTTAGATGAAAAGAAAGTTTGTACTGGGTGTAACAGAACAATAGAGGAGATAAAAAAAGCTTATGAAAAAAACACTGCAAAAAAATAGCAAGTATAATGAGTATGATCTTGATGGCGATGGCATAGTCACGGACTCTGAATTAGAAAATGCTAAAGCAATTAAAGCAACTGAAGACGAATTAAGAAAACATCTAGCACAATTAAGAATGGCTAGATGGACATTAATAGCTATGGGCGTTTTTACATTTGCTATGTTTATTATTGATTTAGAACGAGTTAAAGCTTTGTCTGATATAAGTAATTTGTTTTATTTGTCAGGTGCTGGTATAGTTGGAGCATATATGGGAACTACGGCTTGGATGAATAAAAAGTGACCGCTTTTATGCTGATGTGTTATGTCGGTATACAGATGGGAGGGGGTATTTATTTTAAAAATGTTAATGATTGTATGCACTATAGAAACGCTTTACATAATCAAATTATTATGAAGGGTGAAAAGGAAGAACTGTATCAATGTATGTGTAAATTGATACCCACTGTAGATTCAAAGAAAGTGAAGGTGTACTAATGAAGGGCGTAAAACATTATTTAAAGAATGGAACTGAGTTTAAAGGAAAGACTCACAAGATGAAAGACGGAGCTTTGCATACTGGTGCAACTCATACCGCTAGTAGTAAAAAACTTTTTCATTTTAAAGATATAAAAAAAACAAAGAAAAAAGGAACTTAAATGCTTACAGCTTTAATAGGACCAGTTTCTAATCTTCTTGGAAAGTTTATAGAAGATAAGGACATGAAGAACAAGTTGGCACATGAGGTGGCAACAATGGCAGAATCCCATGCTCAAGAATTGGCAAAGGGTCAGATAGAAATTAACAAGGCTGAAGCACAGCACAAATCCATCTTCGTTGCCGGTTGGCGGCCCTTTATCGGTTGGACATGCGGAATTGCACTATGTTGGCATTTTGTCCTAGCACCTGTAACAATATTCTTATGTGCTTATATAGGTGTAACTATACCAGAACTACCAACATTTGACATGGGTAGCCTTATGACTGTATTGATGGGAATGCTCGGATTGGGCGGTCTTCGCAGCTTCGAGAAGTATAAAGGATTAACAAAATGATGTGGCATTGGTTAAAATTATCTAAATTTTTTAATAAAATTGGTAATTATTTTTATAATAAACATGTTAAATCGTTAAAAAAATCGCAAAATAGGGGAAAATAATAGTGGACGTAATTAAATTAGCAGACTACTTATATAAGAACATACGAAAGAGAAAAGAGGATCTAACTCAATCTCTTGCGGATGGTTCGATAGACTCATTAGAAGACTATCGGTTCATTACAGGTCAAATACGAGGCATGACTTGGGTGGAACAGGAAATAAGAGCCTCGATGAAAGGTTACGACTTAGATGACTAAAAAACTGTATGTGCCAGACAGGTTTGTGGCACAAAAAACAATCAACCCTATCCCACCCGCTATTGGCAAAGCATTTGATAATGAACAAAATGCTAATCCAAACTCAAAAGACCCATCTCAATTAAAACAATCAGCTCTGGATCGTTTACCACAGCCAACTGGATATAGAATGCTTGTCATTCCATATTACGTCCCAGAGAAAATAAATGGGATTATTATACCAGACAAAACTAGAGATCGTGAAAGTTTTGCTAGTGTTGTAGCTTATGTCGTTAAAATAGGCCCAGATGCTTTTAAAGACCAAGATAAATTCCCAAGTGGAGCTTGGTGTTCTGAGAAAGATTGGGTACTTATGGGTAGATATGCTGGAAATAAGTTCAAAGTAGATGGATTAGAGCTAAGAATCATAAATGACGATAATATTATCGCATCTATACTTGACCCAGCAGACATTTCTTATATATAGTGGAGAGCATGATGAACGAAGTACAAAAACAAGAAGTCGAGGAAGAAACTTTTGTTTACGAGGTAGATGACGAAACTTCTGCTCCTGAACAAAAAAGTGAAATTCCAAAAGTTGAAAGTTCTGAAGAAGAACGAACAATTGTTCGTGAAAAAGTTGAAAAAACTGAAGAACCAGAAGAACTTGAAGCTTATAGCGATAATGTTCAAAAAAGAATTAATCAATTAACAGCAAAACGTAAGCAAGCGTTAGAAGAAGCTGATGCAGCTTTTAATTTTGCTCAACAACAAAAAAATGAAAACGATAAATTAAAGCAACAGCTTAATCAGTTAAATCAAGGATATACTTCTGAATTTAGTAATAGAATTGAATCACAGAGCGCTCAAGCTAAGAAACTTTTTAAGGAGGCTTTTGATGCTGGTGACTCTGACAAAATGGCTGAAGCTAATGATCTCATGTCTAAACTTGCTATTGAGAACGAAAGACTTAGAATCCAAAAAGCTCGTACTGAGCAAGCGACAACAACTCAATCTAATGCGCCAACGAGCAATGCTCAAGAGAGACAAACACAAAAAGTCGCTCCAAAACAAGAATTAGATCCTAAACTACAAAATTGGTTAGATGGAAACTCTTGGTTTGGGACAGACATGGTTATGACTCGTGGAGCGCAAGCTATACATGAACAACTTGTTAGTGGGGAAGGTTTTGATCCTACTACAGATGATTACTACAAAGAGGTAAGTAGACGTATGTCTACTGAATTTCCTCATAAGTTTAAGGGAGTACAGAGAAACGCCCAGTCTGTTACTCCTGCGTCCAATGGACGGTCAATGAAAAAGGGTGGTAAAAAAACTATTGAGCTTACTCCAGGTCAGGTAAACTTTGCTAAAAAAATGAGGATACCATTAGAAAAATATGCACAGGAAGTAGCAAAAATAGAACGAAGTAAAGGAGTCGCTTAATGTCAGATCGTACTAATCGAGAGTCGCAAACTCGTGAAAAAACTGCGAGAGTACAGACATGGAAGCCACCATCAACACTAGATGCTCCTGAAGCCCCTATTGGCTATAAACATAGGTGGATAAGAGAACGAGTTATGGAGTATGATGATAAGTCAAACATTCATAAACGATTAAGAGAAGGATATGAATTAGTTCGTGCTGAAGAATATCCAGAATTTGACGCACCAGTTGTAGATGAAGGCAAAAATGCTGGAGTAATCGGTCAGGGTGGTCTTTTATTGGCACGGATAGCTGATGAACTTGTTGAGCAAAGAAATCAATATTTTTCAAGCAAAACAAATAGTCAAATGGAGGCAGTTGACAGAGATATGATGAAAGATTCAAATCCTGCGATGCCTATGATGAAACCAGAAAGACGGTCTCAAGTTGCCTTTGGTGGCAAAAAGTCCGTTGATTAATAATTTTAATTTAGGAGAACGAAAAAATGGCGAATCAAGATGCTGCATTCGGTCTACGTCCTATAGGCAGAATAGGTGGAACACCCTATACTGGAGGACAAAGCCGATATAGAATTGCCAACAATTACGGAACTGCTATCTTTCAAGGTGACATGGTTATGCAAGTCACTGGCGGTGGTGTAGAAATACATGCCGATGGAGGAACTGTTCCTATAGTTGGTGTATTTAATGGTTGTAGGTATACAGACCCAGTTTCTGGGAAAGAGACCTTTTCCAACTACTACCCAGCAAGCACACCTGCTGCTGACATTGAAGCGTTTATCATTGATGACCCTGCGGTTATTTTTGAGATTCAAGCTGCTATAGCTTTTCCAATAGCAGACTTATTAGGTAATTTTGATGTTGTTTATACAACTGCTGGAAGCACCGTTACTGGTATTTCAGGAGCTGAATTACAAGTCACTGACGGAGGTACATCAACAGCTTTACCTCTTAAAGCAATTGACATTTCAAGAGACCCTGAAAATTCAGATGTCGCATCAGCTCACACTAATGTGCAAGTTGTTATTGTTAACCATGTATTCGGCTTAAAAGGAGTTGGATTAGCTTAATAGGAGAATAGTTTATGGCTATATCAAGAGCGCAACTCGTAAAAGAGTTAGAACCAGGTCTAAATGCCCTTTTTGGCATGGAATATGACCGTTACGACAATGAGCATGCAGAAATCTATGAGACAGAATCTTCAGACAGAGCGTTTGAAGAAGAAGTGATGTTAAGTGGATTTGGTAATGCTGCAACTAAATCAGAGGGATCTGGAGTTGCATTTGACAGTGCTAACGAAGTATATACATCAAGATATACAATGGAGACAGTTGCATTAGCTTTCGCTCTAACAGAGGAAGCAATGGAAGATAATCTCTATGACCGTCTTGGTGCTAGATACACAAAGGCAC